GTAATAACTTCTTTTTTCGCTGGAGTAGCGGTGCCATTGGCATCCACCCTATCTATCGTTATTTGGACGGCGGTGTCGGTAGGAAGTCCAGTTACTGAAACCAGCGGGACAGTAGTGACGACACCGTCTGCTACTCCGCCTGCTCCTACCGCACCAGTCCAATCAACTGCGGCTTTTATAAATTTATCTGTGTTTGATGCTGCCATATATTTTTTATTATTTTAATTACTTATTATTTCCAACTGCTCGGAAGCGATGTCGGAATGATTGAACCTGTAAATTGATAGTCAAGTATTGTAAATTCAGTTCCAGCATTGGCGGATGAGATATGCAGTTGCACCTTGTTTAGTTTTTTACCCACCCTGATTCTCTTTTTCACATTAGCTTGGGCAAAAGTCTTCGGTGCTCCGTCTCTATGAGAAAACCTATAAGAACCGAAGATACTTTCCACAAACATAATCGAGGAAGATGAATCGGAAACTTGCTTTGAGCCGACAGTTGAAAATCCTCTCTTGGCTTCAATCCCCAAAACTTCTACTAAAATAATTCCTTTCAAGCGTCCGATTGTGATGATCGCTTCTTTTACTTTGGCAAAAGTCGTGGTGTCTTTGTCAAAAGCCATCAAGCCTGAAATATAGGAAGTCTTAATTGGGTCGCCGAAGTCCGTATTAAAAGATTCGGAAACTTCCACAATCTGTCCGCCAGTCGGAGGGATGTATAAAAGATGAGTTTTTCCGCTCGTATCGGTTGATTTGAACCATTGCTTCGCTCCGAAGTTCCACGACCAGTTCCAATTCTTACGTTCATAATCAAAGATAAAAGTCGTGTCGTTTTCCGTGCCGACAGCGCAAGAATAAAAAACTTTAGCATCGTGATAAATCCCGCAGACGTTGGCAATCAGGGCCTGATTCATCCCCCGATAAGACGGTCTAATTAACTGTGATTTTTCCTGTGTCGCTAAAACATTTAAAAGTTGCGGAGCGTTGGAAAGAGTAAAAACACCTTGCTTGTTCGGAAACATCAGGCCATTGCCGACTTTAACCACGCCAAGCGGTGTGATAGTCCCTATAGAACCGACGACCTTGACTGGAATCGGAATAGTAAAGGAAGTCGCCCCCACCGTCACGGATTCCAGAGTAATCTGCCAAATTGTGCCTTCGCCTTCGGGGTTGTTGCATAAAACAGTCGCCGCACTGTCGCCTTTGCCGTTTCGGTAATGTTTGACAGCAATCGGTGTTTCCCTGCCTCCTTTGTCCAAGTCCACCCAGCCTCCACCATACCATTCCGAAAAATAAGCAATAAAAGTTCCTACGCCTGAATAATGCACTCGGTAAGGATTCGTAATATCTCCAGTTCCCCAAATCCGATTCCCGGAAAGTTCCATTTGTCTGAATTTCGGAGCGGTCGTGGTGTTGTCATTTGGGACTATTACATATGGGTTTTGTTGCATTGAAGCGTCATCAATGTAGGAATTGGTGGTCACGGAATCAATGTAGGCTTCGTGTCCGCTTTCATCCGCCCAGTAAATCTGATACCTTGTCGCTCCTACCACTGCATTCCACGCTAGGGAAATAGTTTCCGTCGCCGCCCAATTATCCCGAATTTTATTGACCGTGATTGAGGCTTCGGCGGAAGCGGTTGTTTCGCCCACAGCATTTAAAGCCGTGACTTGGTAATACATCGTGTAAGAACCTGCCGTCAGGACATTTCTAGTCGGGGTGACAGTCCCAGGAGCTGATAAAGAAGCGTAAGTTGCTAAGGTAGTCGTGCCGTTATACTGCACCATATTATCCGTGCCGTTGGTGATAAATAGGATCGAATTTATCTGCATAAAAAACGGGGTAAGTCCAGGAGTTAAAGTCACGCCGGTACATTCCGTCCAAGTCACACCGTCATTTTGAGAACGATAAATCTTGCCAGTCGTTCCGCCGATAGCGATAATTTCCCTGTGAGTAGAATCCACAACGTATTCCTCGGCTCCGTCAATAATGGATTCGCCAGGAATAGCCGTGCCGTAATGGTCACGCCCCCAACGGTTTGACCAGAGACCGTCTTGGGTTTGGATCAAATTCAAAGACTCCTTCGCCATTTCTTGCGTGATGCGAGCCTCGTCAATCAAGGTGACAGTTCCCCTGTCGAACTTATCCACAATGATGAGGGGCTTATTGAGCTTTGACTTTCCTTCGATTTTTATTTGCATATTATGTTCCGAAAGCTATTGTGTCCGAAAGGACTGAATTATCCTGATAAAAAGGGTTTGTTTCGTTGGCTATTTTCATTGCATTCATTTTGGCGTTGGCAATCTGCATTTCTACGCCTGCTTGAGAATTGTTGTTGTCATCTTGATACAGTTGGGAGAGAACGCCATGAATAATGAAACCAGGATCGCTCATTTCAATCTCGGTAGTTTCCGTGCCAGTGGAATAAGTGGTAGCCAGTTTTCGATAATCCAAAGTGAAAGCTCCTGAAACTACAGGATAGACATTGATTGAATAAGTTCCTTTAGCGCCGGTTACGGTGTAAATCTTTTTAGTGGAGTTTTCTCGGACTTCTTTTTCCACCTGTTCGGGGCGAACATACTCGTATTTGTCTTCTCCTACTCGTAGAAAGCCCGCTGGACGCTTAAAATTGAGCAAGGCGACGCTATTATTATTGCATACCCCATCAGTAAGGGTGCTTGAAATTGTGCCAAACAGTTCTTTCCATTCAATGCCTTGTTCGCTTTCCCACTTTTCAATTTCGGCATTAACATACTCTAATCGGACGATATAGTCTTCCGAAGTATTGTCAGGGTCATCAGATGACTTCTCGAAACGCTTGTATATTTTTTTCATCAGGTCAGCTATTAGCATAGTTTTAAGCTAGGCGTTTCCCCTGAATTGGGGCTACGCTTTTGCGATAAGTAGGTTTTTTAATTGATAATCTTTTTGGTTTAGATAGTTTAATGGTCTTTGGTAACGCGCTGATTTTCGGTGAAGATATTTTAAGTGGTTTGGGAACGGATAGTTTGGAAAAATTGAGTTTTATTGGTGCTACCTTCTTCGGTGCTTTGCCTTTCTTGGGTTTAGTAAATCCTCCGTAGCCTCGATATTTGATATATTGTTCACTTAGAATATCCATCTTTTCCTGAATATCGCCCTTGTCCAGTTCATCTGTGTTGGGGTCGTCTAGTTGCGCTTGCAAAACTTCAAACTTCTTTTCGGCTACTTTCAACCATTCAGAAACATTGTCCGTCCTTTTTAGGCTAGAAAGTTTATTGGTGTAAAGTCCTTCGTTGTATTTGTTGTCAGAAATAAAAGTCGCCGTGTCGCCGCTTTCTGATTTTCTCAGATAACCGCCTTCAACTTTCATTGAAGATTTATCGGAAGATAGGAGTTTATTCTTGGCGACCGCCCTGTCCGCCAGTTCCTTAGTATCAAAAGTCTTTGCCTCTTTATCAATTACCACCGCCACCTTTCCATTGGAAAGCGTTTTAGTTCCTTCTGTAAGGGACTTGGCTTCTGCCATTGAGCGTTTTGTTTCTTGTCTTTTTTGGTAAATATCTTCAAATTGCTGATTAGCGGGCGTTACCTCTATCGGAGAAAAAGAATTAAAAGTATTGTTTTGCCTGACTGATTCATTGCCTAGTGGGTCAAGATAGGGGTCGAGCTTTTTAGAAAGAAGGGGTATGCCGGATTCTATCTGTTCGCCCATAGTTTTTCCTTGTCTAAATACCGGGTCTATTTGTCTGGCTATCCAGCCTTGCAGGGAGGCTAGTGGAATGGTTTGTCTGCCAAAATTAGCCAATGCTTTTTTAATTGAGTATTCATCGCCCCTGGCTATATCCAAAAGGTCGCCCAGCCCTGTGAGATACGATTGGTCAGCCATAAAACCAGCGACGCCAGCCAATACCTTGGTTGTTTTGTCGGTTAAATCCGTTGATGTTGCTTTGGGGTCTTGTTCAAAATTCCATTTAACGGCCGCCGCCATTGCAATCGGATAAGCTAATGGCCCAAGTTTGGAATATGAATACCAATTATCACCTATTTTTATTGAGTATGGTTTCCTGCCAGCGGCGTAAAATTCCGCTTTTTCTTTTACGCCTATCGGGACCGCCCAAGTAGAGTCTCCTTTGGCCGCTACCATTCCCGCGCCAGCTAAAACAGTCGAGCCTAGCAATGATTTGGCTATTTGCGCGGTTTTGTTGGTGTTGCCGACTAATGTGGTAAGTCCAGTGGGGGAATATTCAATGCCTTGTTTTAAAATATTCATCGGGGTCTGGACAAACGGCACTAGCCAATTTACCCCAGGGACTTTTCTTAATTTATAAACCGCTTCGGTCATCTTATCTATGCCGCTTAAAACTACTCCTTGCCCGGTTTTGTTGGAAGAATCAAGGACTTTTCTGAAAACGAAATATTCGGCCGCATCTGCCGCTTGTTTTTCAATAACAGACATCGGGACTTTCTTGCCTGATTGTTGTGCTTTGTAAAGCAAGGATTCTATCTCGCCACCTTTTATCATCTTGCGGAAGAAAACATCGCCCGCCTCCAAGGCTCTCAAAACATAATCACCTGCTCCTAGTTTTCCGGTTGGTATGCGGTTTATGTCGGGTCTTTCGACAAACTTATTGCCCTTGAATACTTGGGCTGCTTCTTTAAAAGCATCACCGATTGAATTTACAAAACCCTTGGTATAGGCTGGGACTTCACCAATGTAGTGTGTCCTTGCTTTCCCGGTTAAGGCTGACCCGATAATATCCACTCCGCCTGAATAAAGTTTGGTGGCTGGATTTAAAACAGTCCCTTGAATTAAGTTAGAAAAAGCATTGACGATATGTGTTCTTGGAGAAGACAAAAGATTGATATAGCGGTATTCATCTATAATTTGCCCCATACTCGGCTTGACGAATTGGCGATAAAATTCTGTAACTTGTTTTGGGTTATCAAAATCAACGCCCTTGGCGGCGCTTAAAATTTCATCTGATTTTTTACCCAGAGCGACCAGATCGGCGACTACACTTTCCTTTATGGAGGTTTCGGGGCTGGCTTGTATGTTGAAAGCCTGTAGTTTTCTTCCAGCGTCGGTTGAATAAGATTTCAATACCTTTAAGTTTTCGATAAAGTCTTTAGTTAATCCTTTTCCCTCCGCGCCAGCGGCCACTTCTTCTCTTAATCTGGTGATGGCGGCGGTTGTTCTTTTGGTTTGTTCAATACCAACATCCCTGGAAAGAATTTTGGAAGCCCTAGCCGCATCAATCACATCTTCATTTTTCAGCACACCCCCCTTTATTTTTTCCAATTCGGGTTTGATGGCTGTTACTGTTTCATCTAGGTTTTTTTGAGCTTTTTTGGAAATATTGAATTTTTTGGTGTTGATAGGAGTTATTCCTTGGGGTTGGGGTAATTGGTTTTCAGATATAACTTTTTTAAACTCATCAATTCCAACGTTTTTAATTTTAAGCCTAGCGTTTTTTATAGCACTCTCTTTGGTATTTATGCTTCCGCTATCAGCTAAATATCTGCCAGTAGAAGATTCGCTTACAACCCAACCGCCAGTTCCCTTATGTATGAAAGTATCAACGCCATCAACTATTTTTACTGGTGTTCCTTTGGTTTCTCTAATTCCTTCCTGTTTTATAATTTTATATGTTTTTTGCCCTCCTTCTTGTAGAGGGGAAACTTTGTTAAAAATTTTATTCCAGTTTTTTTCTCCCGCCGCCAATTTTTGTTTGGTTATATCATCAACATATTGTGGGCTGACGCCCCTTGCAACAATTTCATCTAATAGTGGTTTAAATTCCTCCTGTGGACGCTTGTTGTTTTCATTTATAAGTTTCTGATATTTTGCTTGCAGTTCTTCCGTAGATAAATTCTTAAAACTATATCTTCCTTCTTGTGGGGATGGTTTGGGTATGGCTTTAATAGATAGGCCTGGTCTTCCTAATAACTTGCTTTGAAACTCAAAGGGGACATCTACTGATTGTGCGGGAATTTGAGTTGGGATTTTATTTCTTCCGTAATCGAAACCTTTAATTTTAGTTCTGTTTTTAAAGGTTCCCTGTTCTGGAAACTTGTCAAAGATATTCGGGCTAACGCTTTCAATTCTTGGCGGGATGACTTGTTTCATTGTTTTACCCAGGGGAACAGTCATATCTCCCGCCAGGGCTCTGATTTCTTCCCCGATCCTCCCGAAGTGGTTGAAGTTCTTGGCCACCCCTAGGATGGGTTTGGCGACAGCTAGTGCGTCTCCTGCTCCAAAAGCGGTGTCTAATACAGCGTGTCCGAAAGCTTTGGGAAAAGATTGTCCCATATCAGTTCTGTTTTGAAACTCGCTTTGGATTGAGTTTAATCTACCAAAAGGGGTGGTATAAAACTTGGGGGTAATCTTTCCGCTTCTCATAATCTGCGGAGCTTCGACAGCCGATATGCCAAATCTGATTACTTGTTGCGGGAGTGTCTTAGCCCCCTCCCAAATTCCATTTGGCAATTCCCGCACGAAATCTCTTACCCGCACTTGTTCGGTGGGTTTGAAGAATTGGCCAATTGGTGTTCGTTGGTCATTCATCGTTTTCTCCAGAGAACCAAAAGGAGTCGTGTTCATAAACACGCTCCTTGCGACTTTTTCCGGTTGGATATTCGTCACGAACTCCTTAGCTTTTTTGTAGAGAGAAGCTAGTGTTGTCATTTACTGTTTTCCAAGATAAGTTAATGTTCCGTCTTCGTTCCATTTCCAGAGGTTGCCAGTTGCTTGGTCAAGGATTGAGCCGTCCTGTTGCGTCTGACCTTGCGAAATTCCAGCTAGTTCTTGAGTGACGACTTGACCGACTTGGTAATTATTAGCTCCGCTAGATACAGCATTGACCATTTCCCCTGTCTGACCTGCTTGTTCTCCGAGACCCGCTCCGAATTGAGATTGGAATTGAGAAGCGACATTTTGGATGTTGGAGAGAGAAGCCGCCGCCTGTTGGTAAAGTTGGGTGTCAAGTTGAGCAATCGCTTGTTTTCGCATATCGGAAGCATTAGCATAAGCGCCTTGTAACTGTCGCTTTAGGTCTTGGTATTGGGAAACGATAGTCGCCTGTTGGGTAGCTTTCCAAGTATTGATTTCGTTGATTTTATTTTGAGCTTCGTTTCGAGTATCTTGTTCGGCGATATTTAGATCGTTGTATTGGTCGTTGGTTTGGTTTTGAATATCACCCCGCTGTTTGTTGGCTTGCTGGGTAAGAGCAGCACTATACATTCCGGTAGCTGAAGAATTGCCTGCTCCTCTAGCTCCGAGGTAGTTATTGCCAGCCTGAAATAAGTTTCTCGTGTTGTCGGCGAGGTCTTGGAGGGTTTGTTTCTGATTGCCAGTGACTTCTTCCCGATAACCGCCGAATTTAGCGAGGGCTTGATTTAAAGCGTCGGTGATGGATTGTGCTTGTGTCCCCGCAAGGATATTGATTTGAGCCATTGAATCTTCTTGCTCGCCCGGAAGAGAATTGATAGCGTTTTTGTAGTTTGAGATAGTTGAGCTGAAAGAGTTTTTTATCGAACTCTGCATTTTCTTTCTAGCGGCGTCTTTTTTAGCTTGAGCGTCTTTAGAAGAACCGTCTTTTTTAGAAGAACCGTCTTTAAAAGAACCGCCTGAGTTTCCACCTGAAGATGATTTATTTCCGCTACCTGAGGTTGGAAAATAAACCGGTTTTTTTTGGATGTTGGGATAGCCGTAGCTATATTCATCTGCTCCTACAAAAGTGTTATCTAATGTTGATGCATGGGTGGGTTCAGCCATCTTACTTGCTACATACCTTTCTACTCTTTTTGATTCTGCTGATGTAAAAGGCAACTTATCTTTCCCAAGCAACCTGGTGCTGAGTGATTCCCCTGGTCTTCCGAAAATTGGCATATTTTTGTGTCCCTGACTTGACTTATTTTATTAAATGTGCTAGTTATATGAATATAACTATTAAATTATAATTATGATTGACTCACACGAAGATGCCTACAAGTGGGAAGAGTTTATGGGTGTCCTTATTGGAGGTCTGGTTGCTTGCGTCACTTGGCTGATTTTATCTGTCTAAACGCTTCCTAGCCTAAGCTATACAGGGTTGCGTTACTTTATTGCCATAAATCTTATATCTTGTAATTTTTCATCTTGTTCTGTTTCGTGCTTATAGTCCCTTAGCCATCTCTCTACTTCTTGTCGGGAGATGTTTTTGTAATGATTTTCTTCGCCTGTCCATTCGTAATGAGGTTCTCTAGTATCTGAGGCACAAGTTACTATCAGCAACCCACCTTTTTTCAATAGCCTCAAAGCGTTGGCAATAGATTTTTCAGCGTATTTGTCGTGTTCTAGCATCTCGGTGCTTACCACCACATCAAACGGCTCTGCATCGTATTTGTGAGCCTTAACTACAATATCTACATCTTTCCCTTCCATATGATCTATCCCGATATATTCTCCACCCTCAAAAAATTCTCTCGTTGTTCCATTGACATTTAGACTTCCCATCTCTAAAACTCTTTTACTTTTAAAGTGGTCTGGGAATCTTGTTTTAATCTTGGCTACATATTCTTGTACTGCTGGATGCATAATTTTTATTTAAGTAATTTACGATATGCCTGTTCCCACCTAATGTATTCTTTTCTGATATCTCTGTTATTCAAAACCCACTCTTGTTGCTCTTTTAATGTTTTTTCTCTTAAATCTTTATCTAAAATGTATCTTTCCAGCGTCTCTTCCCACTTATCGTCATCTACCAGCCACTCGTCAGGTACTTCGCCTTTATATGGAAGCCTGTTAGAACAAAGCATCATACTGCCTACCATTACATTTTCTAGGAATTTCAGAGGACTTTTATTGCGGTTAAAAGGATTATTAAGGAGCGGCGCAATCGCAATATCATTGCCCATATCTGCTAAAGTTGCGTAGTATTCTTCCATTGGTACGGCTTTTCTACTCTTAAATGGCAAGTATTCAAATCCAAATATCTCAAAATAAATATCGTGTTTTCTTTTCAATGAACTGATTGCGTCTTTGACTATATTAAAATCAGGAATGTGCGAGTAACTGCCAGTGTAGCCGATCTTAACCTTGTCCGATTGCTTTCTTTTAGGAAATGACTCTGGGTTGATGCAATTCGGCAGGACTTCAATCGGTTTATTAGTAAATTGTCTGAGATGTTTTTTCAGTTGTTCAGTCGTGACTGTTATCAGGTCGGATTCTTTCAATAGGTAGAAATAGGAATGTAGGTTATCATCCACTAATTTTCCGACTGCTCCATGAAGCGGATGAATCTCCTGGCTGTCATCAAGGTCATACACAATCTTTGCCCCACGCTTCTTGAAGTCCTTGACCATCGTCTTTACTGATACTTTCTCGACTATATCGTTTTTAATGTGTTCTATCCTAGCGATTATATTGTTAAAGACGACAATTTGGAAAGCATCTAGGGGGTATTGAGATCGTCCGTCCGTCAACGCCACGATGTGTTTTTTTTTGAGCTGTTCTAGTGGAGTTTTAATCCGAATCCACCAGCCCCCGTTATAACCATATGAGAAACAAAGTATGCGCAGATAATTAAATCCCTTATAGGAGGACTGACCCAATCAGTCCCCCAAAAGAGATATTAAGTTTTAAGTCAAACTAGGCTCGGTTAATCCATAAGTCGCACAATGCGGTTCTACGAATATCTAGCACCTTAGCGCCGTAGCAAGTCAAAGACTTGTATCCGTTTCCGAAGTTATTCTCTAGTTTACAAGTTTCGCTCTGTGTCATAGCCATTGCAAAAGTGATTGCGGAAGGATGACCAGCGATACAATGATAACCATCGGTGTTATTGCCAGCGATATTCTCGTTGACGATAACTTTGAAACCTCTGAACATTCCTACGATACCTTTAAGAACAACATTCTCGTAGGCAGCTGGTGTGTAAGGAGTTAAAACTCCAGCGGTTACGATCAAGGAATGAATCCTTGAATTAACAACCAAATAGCGCTCTGTTTTTGGAACAAATGCTTCATCCAAAGCTTCTTTAGATTTCAAGACTACTGTATCAATGGTTGAAGCGGCAACCGTGGTTACTACATAACCCTCAATTTCATAAGCTGCGCTAGTGATTACGCCACCATCATAGGTGGTAGCCACATCATCTTCATCGTTCTCGATAACAATCGCAACTGAAGAAGTATAGGTTTTAACGCGATACCACTTAGTATGACCAACTGCTTTGAACTTAGCTCCATTTGAAGCCATTGCTGAAGTAAAAGTTGTGCCAGAACCAGTTACATTTCCAGATACGTCAATTGACACTGTGCCAGTTGCGTAGGTAGTTCCTGGCCGGCGTCCAGCGTCAGCCCAAAAGGAGAGAACAAATGTGTCGATAGCGCTTTCCAGTTGGTCTCCAGCGTTCTGGACTTCAACTGAATTTACATCGCCTGCATAAGTCTTAAAGCGATCCCAATCAAGGATTTGGAATGCCCAATATTTCAATTGGTCAACCAATAAGATTCCTTCAGATTCTGTTACTGTTGCAAAACTAATGTCTGCGCCAGTGTAGTTTTCCAATGCAGGAACTCCGTAGGTCAATATATTTACTCGGTCTGCTCCACCACCCTTGATTTCTCCTTGATATTTGGAGTTAGTGATCATTGGTGCCACAGCAGTTTGTTTGAAACGTCGCATTGAACCCTTTGCGAACTTTTCACCGACATTTACAGCTAGATTAGCCATTTGTCATTTAGCCCTGAAACTATATTCTATCAATTATGTCCATATACTTCTGAGGATTCTTTATCCGCATTTCTGCTAAATCCGCATCCGTAAATTCTTCTGTATTAGAAGGCTCTTTGGCGGTCGGGGTAATTGCCCCTTCTGCCATCTGTTTGGCTAACTTTGCAGTTGCCTCAGATTTGCCTTCTTCTTTGGCTTTGGACTGGGCGGTGGATTCTCGCTTATTTAACGTCTTGAGTATCTCAGATACCAAGATGTCCGTGCGAGGGTTTCCGTATCCGTCATCCAATAGCCGAGCGAGTGTCTGGTCGAGTTCGCCGTCATAGTCTGGGGATTCGGGGTCAAGTGCGGTGTTATCCTTTTTCACTTGCTCAAAATCTTCTGCCCATTTATTGACTTGATTTTTGAACTCGGCTTGTGTTTGTTGTCCTCTGACAATTAAGTCAGCGGCGCTCATCGCTCTTTCGTTGACCATTTTATTCAGGTCCTCGACTGTCATCTCGCCATCCAAGTTAGGTGCGGGCTGGTTCATAAAGGCTTCGCGTTCGGCCTTTAATTTTCGGTTTTCTTCCGCCAAATTCCTGATCCTTTCCTGGGTTTTGTTAGACAGGGGCTTTTCCACAATTTGTGGTTCCACCGCTTCAACCTTTGCGGGTTGCTTTGTTTCGACAGTTTCTTCTGGCTCTTCCTGAACTTCAGCCGGTGTAGCTACCGGTTCCGGTTCTTGGGCGGGCGATTCCACAGCCTCGGCAGGCTCGATGGGTGATTCCACCTCATCTACTTCCCTAATATCTACTCCCATACTTTACACACCGCTTAAGGAGGATGTGCTCCTATTAAAAATTATCAGTTGTTAATCTTTTACTTTTATCAGTCCGTCTTGACTAGCCATCGCTACAATTCGGCCAAATATCTTTTTCAGCGTTGCTTCATCTTTACCGACAACCACATACTCCATTCCTTTGTTCTTAGCGAATATCGGCTCGACTGGGTTAAGGAGCATTGAGTTTCGCACTTGAACGGCCACATACTTGCCTTTGTTCTTGCCCTTTGTAATCATTCCGGCTACATAGAGGACATCCTTTTTCATCTTAACTGGCTTACTACTTTCTTTTTTGATTATTTTTTTCACAATCTTTTTGGTATTTTTCATAATTTCCCCTTTAATTATTAATAAATTTGCGTTATTGTTGGAAATCCGTTCTCATCTATCCCGCACATCTGAAATCCTGGCTTAACCCTAAATCCGTGAGAACTATCACAGGTATCACAAACTATCAAGGTTCCTTGTTGCCACCAGGTGTGTCTTTTGCCGACACTTGGAGCAGATAGGATGTGATGTGATACTTGAGCCTCCGGTACATCTTCCTCAATTTCCTTAAATATCTCATTGTGATTCTTCGCCATCTTTTTTATCTTTTAAAAGTTTAGCCACTCCATCAACATCGTAAATTATTCCTTCTAATTCTTCGACGATTAGGTCTGATAGCATTCTTTTAAAACCGAACATTTCTACATCATCGACCAGTCCAATGGTCGCCTTGGTTACCATGGCGTCATTTTTCAGTGATTCAATCCGGTCCTCCAATCTCCCCCTTAGAGCTTCCCATTCAGGATACTTGGACAATTGGGAAATCAGTTCATCAGCGTCTATCGCTTTTTCAATAACCGGATTCAGTTCTTCGACGGCTTTATTTAATTTGGAAATAGGTATTACGGATTCCATATTTATTCGTTAGTTTGGTTAGGCTCTTTGGACGCGACAGTTTCCATAACTCTATCATGGTAGTCGCTCATATCCGCAACATTAGCTACCGCGTGAATTGGGTCAGGTTCTAATCCGGCTTTGGCTTCCAGCTGGGCTTTCACATAGGGCGTAGCATCCCGATAAGTAATTGAGTCTTCCGGTTTCTTTTCTTTGGCTTGTTTGCCCCTCTCAATCTCGGCTTGCATTTCTTGGATAATTTGTACCATTTGTTGCATCTGTTGGCCTAGTTGCTGGACTTGCGCTTGGGCAGTTTGTTGCTGTTTCTGTTGTTCGGGGTTGTCCTTGTTGTCACTCACAATTTTCTCTCCATCTTGGATTCCACCAGTCAAGACATATCTTTTCATCGCCTCAGCGAAATCAAAGGTTTTTTCTCCCATTTGGAACTTGCCCCCTTGGGCGATTTGTTCCATTGCGCCGGGGATTTTCATAATCAATATCAAGGTATCGGTTAGGGATTGGTGTTCGTCCGTATCATCGGCTTTCATCGTGGAACCGGGGTCAACGAAGTATTTAAACTTTATCGTTTCTTTCCCTTCTTTCCATTGGTCAGCCCCGACGGTCATCTGTCCCGCTTGCCCGGAAGTGTAGGATTTCATTCTGTCACCGAAAACGCTCGTTATATCTTCGTTGGAGTAGGCTTCCTGCAGTTTCTTGATGTCGGCTTTGAATAATGTCAGTTCAATCGGTTTTTCTTGCTTGGTTGTTAAAAGGTCAATGAATTTCTGGATGACTTTCTCTAATGACTGCTCCATCATAAATCTGTCCCAGTTGTCTCTAGCTCCCTCTCTAGCACTCTGTTTTTTCAAGGCTGCAGGGGTCTTGCCCATTCCTGGGTCGTTCTCTTTGGTAACGCTAGTATCGGTTGTAGCCCCTAAATTGAGCATCTGCGACTTTAAAAAGGAATAGGTGGAGTTAAATGTGTTTAATCCTTGCGGGGACAGTTGTAGTTGCGTTATGGAGTTAGGCTTGGTCATCAGCCACTTAGCTTTCGCTTTGTATTCAATCGTACTTGCTACCACGCCGTTAGCGTCCATCATTAACGGTGGGAAGATAGACATCTGCACACCTTCCATATAAAGATTAACTAAACTATTGGCGGCTCTTTGCAGGGTGTGTCCTCTCTCAAATTCCGCTAACCCATACAATCGGTCAATCAGGGGAAAACAGTGCTTCATTACAATCGGAAGTTCGTCGTTATCTTGCGGGTTGGGAATATCCCGGACAATTAAGCTAAATTCTTTGGAATAAGTAATCCAGCGGTCTTTCCTGTATTCAGTTATAAGTTCACATCCAGCAAAGTTGCCCTCTTCTGGCATCAAATCGCCATTTAATCTTTCATTGACTGGAAGGTATTTGGGGTCTTGGCTTTGCTTAGTCTTAGCTCCATCCTTGACTCTTTTAATCAGTTCAGCGACATTCTTCCAGACTTTTTTGTCCCGGCCTTTTAAATACTCAACCGATACCCAAGTGGAAACTTGGCAATACTGCATCTGCGAGATATTGGTATGTCCGGCTTGAGGGAAGAAAGCGCGGGGATGAATCAGCCACATATCCGGGCCGATATAGTCATTATCTACCCGATAATCTACTAGGGCTGGCATAGAACCAAAAACCCTGGAATAAATATCCCATATTCTAAATTTGGTCAGTAAATCAAATTGGCTGTCGGCGTTGGGAATGATGTACTTCTCGTGGATTAAGCCCATCATTAGATTCTTACCCCTGTCGTCTTGTGTTAGGGCTTGAATCGTACCGGTTGGGAATTGTGCCATTACCCTGCTTGCTCCGTCTAAGACGAGATTAACTAAGTCTTGGGTATTGACCTTGCTCTTAGTGGTCTTTGATCCAGCATCAGTTAAGATACCGACCAGCATATTCTCTCGGTCATCCCAAGTAAACCCTTCCGCATTACGGATTGGTTCAAGGTATTTATCTGATTCGCTGTGATGCTGAATAAGCTCGGCCAGTAGCGTAGAGTCTCCATTTGTCTTAGGTTCTTCTTTTTTCTTTACCATAGTGGTTCTTCCGTTGGGAAGGTTAAGTTTGTTTGCGGATTAGGTTGGAAGTTGCTCATCCCGTATCTGATTGCGTCCATCTCATCTGAATAAGCGTGGTCTGGCTCATTGAGTATCTTGCCGTCACGGTCTGTTTTATATAAATAATTTCTATAAGATTTGATAGTATTGATACTGCGTTTGGTCAGGCTTATCTTGTGGCTCTGGACGAAGTCAATCCCTCTTTTGACGCTACCCTGCCCTTTCTGTGCTCCAATAATATTCACTCCGAATGCGGCTATTTCTTCGATGCTTTTTGGTTCAGCACTGTCCGCGATGACTAAAATGTTGGAATCTTCGAGGTTGTTGATAAACTGTGCGATTCGGTCATTGTGCATCCCCTTCTGCCTGAGTCTTTCATCTATGATAAACCCTCCATTGTATTTATAAATATCTTGGATAACGGTGGGATCGTTGCTAAAACCAAAATCAAGCCCCCTAACCTCCAGCCTAGCTTCGTGTGGTATCTCATCAATGATCGCCCAGTCTTTATAAATCTTTCTTTCTAAGCTATTGGGTTCTCCTAGCCATTTATGTTTGTAAAGCGCCGGCCGGTTCTTCTTGTCGTCTTCGATTTCTTTTAAAATGACATCGGGAATCATTCCGTACTTAATCGCTATGTCGTAATTGACATTGATGATTAAGGTGTCGGGTCTGCCTTCGACTACCAGTCTGGTATGCACCGGATCGTCTTCCAGTAATCGGTTGTAGGTATAAATAATCTGACTTCCGGGCTTTCGGACGGTCGGAGTCAAAACTTCTAGAGATTCTCTGCTCACGGTCTGGGCTTCTTCTACCCAAGCAATGTCGATGCCCTCGATTGATTTGACGCTCTGTTCGTTCTGCCACAACCCTTTAAAGATGAAGTCTGAGCCGGTGGCTTGATTCAGGATTGAGTTCTTTGTTATTTCAAAGTCTGTAAATCCGTATTGCTTTATAAGGTCTGAGAGTAACTGATGCGAGCTTTCCGCGATTGAGTTTTGAAACTCTCTAAAGCACGCTACCCGTATCTTAGCCATCCTTGCTCTTAGTAAGAGAAGTCTGGCAACTGAATGCGATTTTAAGGAGTATCTTCCCCCATAAACCGCTGCTTCTCTCCAGTCACCATCAAACAGCCTCCGAAACTCCTGGGGTATCTCCACTATTGTCGTTTTTTGTTCCATCTAAGAATTTTACGAGTGCCTGATTAAAACTTTCTCCTTTAGTGGTGAGGTCGATATTATTCTGCGCTCTGCCAATTACTCTGTCGTTTATTTCTTTGATGGCGGAAATGTCTCCTCCAATCGCTTTTGCTATTAACACGGGAGATATTTCTGGTAATGACTCAGCTAGTTTTTGTTTATACTCCTCAACCAATTCCTTCTGCGCTCTTTTAACTATCTTTTGTTCTTCTGTTTCTGGTATTCTTCCTCCTCCTGGGTTTCCTTCCTTAAACGGCCCGCCAGGGAATTCTTGGTAGCCGTTTGATTCGGTTTGGTTCGGTTTTTCTGACATTGTTTTAATCCCGCTTGTATGTAAAGCCAATTAAGTTCTTCTTTGGAAATTGTGTCTTTAAAAAGCGTCATTCCTCGTAAAACCCATAACATTGGAAGTCTTGGATGTCGGATGGATTATTAAATGCTTCAGTAATTTCATTACAGAACTCACAGAATATATTATCAGTTATTCGGTTACATATCGGGCATCCTCTTAACATCTTTTTTGTCTCACCAGAGCCTTTCAGCTCTGTCCCATTGCAAGGGCTTTGGCGAAATAAAAAAGCTATCCGCAGATGGAGACGCCTATCGTCTCGACCTATGGATAGCCTTCGTGATGGATCAGCTATTCTTAAATACATCTTACCACGGGAATCGTTTTCTGTCAAATCGCAAAATGTTAATAACTTTCTTCTCTTTTTATTGGCTTACATAAGCCCTAAATACATACTTTTTCATCTCCGTCGTCGTAACCAATTATTGTCTCCCTTTTTCCGCCGGTGATATTTAATCTTCTGTTGTCGTAAACCTTAATCTTTAAATCACCCTCCCCATAATCAACCATGTCTCGGATTTTTTTATAGATCATGGCCCACTGTTCTTCCCGTAGTTTCATGATTTTGTTTTACCGCGTTATAAATTATTTTTAAAAGGTCTCTGATTTCCTCCTTATTCTTAAAGTCTTCACAATAATTAAAAGCATCAGCCAGTTCTTCTAAACATTCAGCGACCCGGACTTCGGGGATCATTTCTTCCCATGTTTGATCCAAATGCGCAGCCTTGCCTTTCTTCATTCTTTCTTCGGCGTGTTTTTCTATGTTCATAGTGTTATCCCTTGTAATCTGCTTATCAATTCACTTCTATTTTTTGTTCCGAAGTTACCAGTATGAATATCAGAAAGTATTTTAGATATT